TATAATTACTCATATATCTTGCTATATTTATTTTTGTATTATTACTAGCATATTGTAACCTATTTGAAGTAAATACAATTTTATTACCATGGTTTCTTTCACCTAATGTAAATATCTTATTTGTAAATTCTAAAGACATTTGAATTGCAATTGGTTCTAAAATTGATTCATAAAATGCATTCCATTCATCTTCTGTATATTTACTTTGAATAATATTTTCACTAACACCATAATAATTTAGCACTTTATTATCAAATGCTTTAACTTGAGTATCTGTTGCAGTTTGTGGATTTAAATTTATTTCCTTAAAATCAGTTGTAGCATCTAATCCACCTATTCCTGAACCATCAGCATTATTAACAAAATCAGAAACAAATTGATTTCTCATTTTAGTAACATCTTCTGGTTTTAACATTGCCTTTGTACTCTTTAATACACCTTTAATACTTTGAGTTGTTCTTATTGCATTAACTATTCCCTCATCAATAATATGTTTAATACTTAATGCTTTAATAATTGGTGAAGAATTTCCTCCTGTTATACTTGATGATGATGCCATATTTTTTAAATGGATTACATCCTTAATGTTACAAGTATGTTTCATACCATTTCCAAATTGAAACTGTATATAAATCTCATTCTTATATTCAACAAATGAATATCTACTACTATGAAGAGGATACAGTCCTATTGGTTTATAATTTTCATCTCTAGCTATATAAACATAAGCATCATTATATCTTTTAAGTTCAGTAATAACATAATAATAAAAGTCATATGCATTTTGAAGTTCATTTGGTTGTTCTGACAATAATCTATGTAAGTTATCATCTACATTCTTGTATCCATTCTTTGTTAATGCTATATGTCTAGGATTTAGTTTTGCACCATTTCTTGCTATTGCATCTATACATGACCTTGCATCTACATCATCATATATTTCACCATCAAAATTTGTAAATGATGCTGGATAGCCATTTAATAGTTTTAAAGATGTTCCATATGTTACACTTTTATCTGTATTAAATATTTTTTTAAATAAACTTTTTATTTCCATTATTCTCCTCCTATAAATCCTAGATATTCTTGCTGTCTTTCAACATAAACACAATATGCATCTATTAAACTTACAGCACCATCAATTCTAGCTCTTTGATTTTCCTTAACTGGTCTAATATTTTCGTTCTCATCTGATTTAATAGACATATTACTAAGACACCATTTTAATATAGGATTATTATTGTAATTAATTTTTTTATCCATTAAATCTGCTTTCATTTGTTTCATAGGTGTTGACATCGTTTTTGCACCTTGTCTTACTGCTACCATATCAAAACCAAATGTTTTCATTTCCTCACACCAATACTGAGCATTCCAACTATCATATCCAACCCAAAGTGGTCTTAATTCAAATTTTTCAACTTGTTCTACAAACCAATTAGTTACATCTGAATAATTTACTCTACTACCTTCACTAGTTCTTAACCAACCTAGTGCCTTCCATTTGTCATATGGAATTTTATCTTCCTGTACCTTTTTATCTAATAAACTTTCTGGTATAAAGTACATTTGCTTTACCTTCATTTCACCAGATTTAAATCCTATCAATGTTGCACAAGTTAAATCAGTAGTACTACTTAAATCACAACCACCAATACAATAACAGTCTTTAAATTCTTCATCTTTATATGTTGATTCATTATTAAGTTCTTCATAAGTCAACCAACTACTTGTAGAAGACTGTCTTACATTAAAATCTTTACATAAAAGATTAGTTAATTTAGTAGGGTCATTTATTGCTTTTTGTACTTGATTCCTTAAATATTCTATCTTCTTTGATACTCCTAAATTAGGATTTGCTTTATACCAAGCTTCTTCATCTTGCCATTCACTTTTTTCATCTAATTCATAGATAATTGGCAAAATTGTTTCATCTATTATTCCATCAGGTTCACACAAATAACCTTTTACAATTCTTTCACAATAACTATACTCATTATCAAAAACCTTCTCTCTTACAGTTCCCATTGTAGATGTTTCTAATATTAAAGGTTGTTCTCTTGATGAAACACCATCTTCCATTATGGTAATCATATCCATATCAGTCCAAGCCCATACTTCATCTTCTAAAACATAGTAAGGATTTTTACCATCTAATGAATCGGTTTTACTAGCAAGAGGACTAAACCAAGCATTTTCTTTATCATAAAATATTGAATTAATAGTTCTTCTGCATCTTTTCTTTAATGCAGGACTCTTACCAACCATATTTTTTGCTTCTTGCCATACTATTTTTGCTTGGTCCCTAGTTGTTGCTACAGAGTATATTTCAGCTCCTCCTTCACCATCAGAAGTTAATCCAAACAAACCTATACCACTTGAAATAAAACTTTTTCCATTTTTCTTTGCAACAAAAAAGACTACTTTTTTGTACTTTCGTAGTCCTGTTTCTTTATCTACAAAACCATATACTGCTTCCAGCATTGCTTTTTGCCATAATTCTAATACTACAGGCTTTCCTGCCCATTTACCTTTAGAGTGACAACAAAATTTTTCTAAAAACTTAATTGGTCTTTGTGATTTACTATAATCAAAAACATACTCAATTGTTTCAACTTCACCAGTATCTTTATTAACATATTCAACCTTATTTCCATTTTTTAAATCATTAACAAGTTTTTTATAAACTGCTAATATTTTTTTATTAGCTCTCTTAGGATGTTCTAATAAATATTCATAATATTTTTCTATATTACTTGTTGAAGTCATCAAACTCATCTTCTATATTCTTAGTTTCTTTCGGAACTAATGCTAATAAATTTTTTAAGAAGGTATCATATGTTTTCATTAATTGATTATATGATTTTAATGCTGGTCTTTCACGAGTGAACTTTTGCTTACCTTGTTCAAAATCTTCTGTTGGACCTTTAGCTTTTATCTCTTTTTTTAATTTATTTATTGTTGGAAGTATAAAACTAATTTCATTTAATATTAATTTTGCTTCACTTTTCTTTTCTTCTGGTATTTTCTCGAAGATTTCTTGAAGTTCCTTTTTTTTCACAAATTATCACCCTCTTTCTCAAAAACCCCCCTCTCATGCACGATGATGCACTTTTTTTGAAGCCCCATTGCTCGTTCTCCCATTTCATATATTTAAAATTAAGAAGTGGGGGGGGTATTTAAACTAAATTATCTTTTAACTAGGTTGCCAAATTCATCAAATTTAACATCCATTCTTGTTACACCTTTGTTAAAATGTTCTTCATTATGACATTCAATACATAAACCTTCTAGGTTCTCTTCTGCAAATGCTATTTTATCATTTGTATAATTATAATCATTTAAATATATCTTGTGATGAACTATTCCTTTTAATCTTTTTTCTTTTGGAATCCATTCACTAATTCCATCAACATATACAGGTTTATTACATCTAGCACATAAACAACTTTGTTTTAACCATATATATCTTCTAGTATCTTGCCATGCTTTACTTTTGTAAAGGTCTTTTCTCGACATTCTTTCCACTCTTCTTACTAATATTTTCTTTATTTATTTTTGCATTTTCTATTTGATTATCTATTTCTATTACCTCTACAAATGCTATATTAAATTTATTATTACCAAGTAACTTATTTAATCTAGATTCAGATACTTCTATTTCTTCTCCTTGATTAGGAATCCTATTTAATTCCTCATCTTTTACATTTAATAATCGATAAGTATTCAATGTTCTTACTTTATATTTCATCTTTACCTCCAACTATCTTAAAAAATTATCTATATCATTTTGTGTTGGTTTATTTTCTCTTTCTTCAACTGTTGAATAAAGTATATTTACTAGTGATACAAAAGACATTTCTTTCATATCATCTAATGTAATATTTAACCTTTTAGCTAATGCAACTATAGAATAAATATCTAATGGTTCATCATCACTATCAATTTTGGGAGTTTTGTATTCTCCCAAAAAAGGGTGCTATACCAACTTCTAAAACCTCCTGAAGCCAAGAGTTACCTTCACCCATTAAATTATCTAACTCTTTTAACCACTCATCATATGACTTAAATGTTCTATCTTGTTCTGTAATCATAATATGAGTTAACT